ATCGCAGCCGAACCGCAGTTGCCATAGGCCTGGATCGCGCTGTCCAGAATGGTGGCAGCCTGAGGCGTGATATCCGACTTATCCCAGTCGAAGAACACGATGTACGGACCCTTGTTGCACACCGGAGCCGGCGGAGGCGGCGGAGGCGGCGGCGGGGGAGGCGGCGGCGGCGGCGGCGGCGGCGGGGGAGGCGGCGGCGGCGGCGGCGTCGGCGAACCGAAGTTGTAGGTCAGGGTAGCCAGCAGCGAGTGCGAGTGGAAGCGCTCGATGAAGGGGTTGCCCTGCAGGCTGACGAACTTGTTCGCACCCGAAGCGGCGAAGTAGCGATACTTCAGACCCAGGTCGACATGCTTGCTCAGCGGAGCGCGGATACCGGCCAGAGCCTGGTAAGCGAAGCCCGACGAAGAGTCGTTCACGCCGCCATTGTTGAACGGAGCAGCGGTGTAGATCGCGTTCTTGACGCGCGCCACGCCGACGCCGCCGCCGATGAAGCCCTGCAGGCCGTCATCGGGACCGAAGTCCAGCAGGCCGTTGGCCATGAAGCTGAGCACGCCGGTGCCACCAGCAGCCTGGTTGTTGGCCGAGTCATACACCGTACCAGCGTTGGTGGTGAACTTTTTGGCCTGTGCACGACGGTAGCTGGCTTCGGTTTCCAGACGGAACGGACCGAAGTCGTAACCGATGATGCCACCGAAATCGTAGCCGGTCTTCGTGTTGAAGTAGCCGACAGTGGTGCCGCCGGCGGGCGTGCCGGTAGCAATATTCACGACGCGATTGCTCTCGACAATGGTCGCACCGGCATCGCCTTCGACGTACCAGGACTTGTCACGCGCCAGAGCGGGCGTGGCAAGTGCGGTCGAGGCTAGCGCCAAACCCAGGGCTAGTCTGCGCATTATAAATTCCCCTTTCAAGATGTGGAGGCCACCGATTGGGGAAATGTCTATCCACTTCATTGGTTACACGCAAGCCGCGAAAAATCCTGCACTGTTGCAAAAATGCCGCGTTCACGGCACCTTGCAGAGAGGTTGCGCGATGTAAAAATCCCATTTCAGGGATGGTTGGCTTTCAGTCCGAATTGGCTTGACTGGACGATGGCAAGACCCCGGCAGTCTGCAACGCTGAAACCAGATTGGCAAGCACTGCTCGCGCCTGAATATCGATTGTGGTGCCATCCTGGGACAGGGAAACGGCGGCGGGAACCTGCCAGGCGCCAGCGTAATGCGAAAACTGGCCTGTCGCGCGATTAAAGATGCGTAAACCATCAAAAGCATCGAAAAACAGCCAGTTTCCGGCCTGACGCGCCGCCACCCTGCCGTCCTGCCCGGTCCAATCTCCGCTGGCGGAGGGCGCAACCAGCCAGTTGCTGCCGTCCGCCGGGCTGGCGGGTGGCGTCGCGGCCACACCTTCGATCGTGCAGTGCACACAAGCGTCCAGCCGGGCATGCGCCTCATTGACGAAAGCCTCTTTCTGCGCCTGTCCGGCATAGAGCAGCGGAAGGCCAAGACGCGGGCTGGTCGAGGAAAAATTCAGGGTATCGCTCATGGAAGATCCTTCCGCTGAAAGAAAAAACGCAAAGCTGCGGTGCAGCACTCATCCCAATGTCATCAGACTCAGTGGCTCGGAGAGGGCATAGGTCCCCTGCTGCCTGACCCAAAAACCGGCACCCGCATGCGTTGACGCAAGCGCAGCAAATGTGTCTGCGGGCAGGGTCAGGGCGGGGATGGAGACCTGCCATTGCAGCGCTGGATCATCCTGCGCGCCCAGAGTGACCAGATAGGTTTCCGCCTGCTCCTGAAGCGGCATATCCACGCCGTCGCTCCAGCTCCAGCCGCCGCGCGCGCGGCGCGTCCATGACAGGGTCAGGCTGCCATCGCCCGCCATCACGGCCTTGGGATGCACCGGCGACCATGGGCGGCGGCTGTAGCCCCGGCACAGGATTGGCGCCTCGATCTGCACCGGATCGGCCAGTCCCAGCGCGGCGATCCCCACCGCTCCCTGCAACGCGCCACCATCCATTTGAACCGGCGTGCCATCGAGCAGCACAAAGGCCTCACCCGCCACATGGGTGGCGATGGCGCTCTCGGTGCCGCCGCGCCCGCGCAGCAGTCCGCCCAGCAGCCACACCCCGCCGCCCTGTGCAACGGCGCTGGCGAACTGGATGATTTCGCCGCCCAGCAGAGCCCGATTTGCCCCCATCGCCAGTTGTTCCAGCGAGGCCGATGTCAGCGCCATATCGCTGCCCGTCAGGCGGATGGCCACGCGTGACTGCCGGTCGACCAGCAGCGGCGAGGCGGCGGCCAAGGCGCCGACCGCCACGCCCGTTACGCTGCGCCGCCGTCCGGTGGCCGCCAGCCAGCCCAGCGCGCCCGTGCCGAAATCGCCATACAGCGCCGTCCCCGGCCAGCCCGCTCCGCTGGAAGAGGCGGCGGCTTGCACGATGATCGCATCGCTGCTGCCCTGTCCGTCCCACGGCAGTTCATAGGCCACCAGGCTGGTGGGCGTAATGGCCAAATCGCTGGCCAGATTGGCGCGCCCCGGATCGACCGCCGCACTCGAGCTGGCAGAGGGCGCCACCCGTTCCAGATCGAGCTGGATGCCGGTCTCCCGCCATTCCCAGCCGGTCACGCGCCACACGCCCGGCTGCCCGAAAGGCGTCACCAGCATGCCGGGCGCCACGGCGGGGTCCAGCTCGGCGCAGCGCCAGACCAGCGTTTCGCGGCGCCAGTCGGCATCGCGCGCGGCTTGCTGGATCAGCCTTGCGGCGTCGGCGGCGGCCATGGTGGCGGGCACCTCCAGCGTGCGGGGCTGACCGGGCAGAGCCTGCCCGATCGAGCGCTGCATGCCCGGCTGATAATCCAGCGCCGGGTCATAATAGCGCAGCACGCGTGGCGGGTTTTCGGGCGCCGGGTCGCGCTTGTACTGAAAGCCGGTCCTGGCGCCGAACTCGCCGTTGGCGCTGGTCAGCGCCGGTTCGGAAAGGGCGATGGGCGTCGTGGACTGGCGGTCGGCGGTGATGATTAGGCCGTCGCCTCCGGCATCGCAGCTCATCGGCATCACCGGCTGGAACTGCGAGAGCGTATCGGGCAGCGCCCCCTCGCAGGCATAGCCGACAATGCCGTCGAGCGCCACGGATAGCGTGACATCCTCGACCACGCCCTCCATCAGCGCGGCCAGCGACAAAGGTGTGTCCTCGCCGATCACCTCGAAGGTCAGGGCGGGGATGCGGTTGCCGAAATCGGCGAGTTGCAGATCCTCGAAGACGACATAGGCCAGTCCGCGAAAGGCGGGGCAATGGCCCATGCCCTCGGCGGAAGCGATCAGCGGGTCGATGGTTTGATCGCCATATCCGTTATGGAGGCGCAGGCTGCCGCCCACCTTCAGCGCCCCATCGGCCCCGCGCAACAGATCGCCATCGGCCCAGATCCGCCCGATCCGCAGCACCGGGCGGCTGGAGATCGCCACCGCAAAGCTGAAACTGTAGCTATAGGTGGTGACGCTGGGCTGGCCCTTGCCGCCGCTGGTCTGGCCGTGCTCGATCAGATCGGTGGCCCAGATGATCGTGCCGCCCACCCGCATCGTGCCGAATTGCCGGGGGACCGCCGAGCCATAGCTGGAGGTGGTGACCGCTAGATCCTTGAGGCGAGGCCCGGTGATGCTGCCGCCGCCCAGCAGGGCCTTGTCGACCTGTTGCCCGGCCAGCGCGCCCAGCACGCCGCCGATCGGCCCGCCCAGCGCCGTGCCCAGAGCGGTGAAAAGCAAGGTTGCCATGATGTGTCAGCCTTTTATGGGGAGGGCAGGCGCCAGCGCCCGATGATGGGGTCTTGCGGCAGAGGCGAATGGACCACGCGGCGCAGCCCGGCATGGGCGTGGACCAGCCCGAGATCCTCCGCGACCACGCCCAGATGGAACTGGCAGGGGGCGACGCGCAGCAGCAGGATATCGCCTGCCAGCCTCGCGCCCTGAACCCGGACCAACCTTGCCGCTTCGGCCAGTTCCGGCAGCGAACCAAGATCCCGCATCCGCAGACTGTAATCGCAAGGCAGCGCCACGTGTCGTCCGGTGATGGCCAGTGCCGCGCCAATCAGGCCAAGGCAGTCCAGCCCCGTGTCGGCATCGCGGCCATGCAGGCGGAACGGCGCTCCGATCAGGCTCTGCGCCGCCCGGGCCAGCGCCATGCCGGGCGCGGGTCGCTCAGGAGGGCAGTCCATAGCGGATCACCATATCATTGCCGGGCAGAAAGGGCTCACCCCGGAAGTTGACCGCATTGCCGAAACGGCTGGCGCAGGTGGCCAGCGTATGGTCGCAGCCTTCCTTCAGCTGCGCGCGCAGCCCCACAGCCAGCACCCGGTCGAGCGGCTGGTCCAGCACCAGCGCATCGCCCTCCAGCGCGACGATGGTCATGGCGATCCCGGCATAGGGTCCCTCCAGCCAGCGCAATTGCCCGCCCAGCAGTTGGGCCGGGGTGGCCGTGCCGGTGAAGGAAACAGCATTATGGCCACTGTCAAAAGCGGAAAGCACGCCCTCATGGGTAAAACGCGCCGCCGACAGACCGCAGCCCTGACCGCAGAAATCGGCGCGGCAGCAGGGGCTGGTGCGCGGCACCGGATCGCGCGCCAGATCGCCCTTGCGCGAGGTAAGCTGCGCGGAAAAGCTGTCGCTGTCCTGGGTGACGCTGCCGATGGTGCCCGCGTAGACCGCGTCATGCTCCAGCGTCTGCCAGTCCACCAGCCCGACCGCCACGCGCGCGCCATCATAGCGCCCGGCGGCCAGATCATCGGCGCTGATGCTGTCATGCGCGATGGCGCCATCGACCTCGGCGGAATCAGCATCGAACCCGGCAGAGCGGCGGATCGCGGCGGGCATCATGCCGGGCGCGCTGCGGTGAAGCAGGCCGTCGAACCACAGATCGGCATCATGGGTGGTAAAGCCCAGCGAGACGCCGTCGCGCCGGTCGATGCGCCACCATGTCGCCACGGTTTCGAGCGGCTGGGCAAACCAGATCCGGCTCATACCGCCTCCCGGATTTCGATGACGGGGACGCTGGGGGCCTCTCCGATGGAAAAACCGGCGCCATTGATATCGAGCGTGTCCTGCTCGAAGCGGACGGGTACGTCGAAGAGGAAACCCGCGCGCAAGTTTGCCCCGGCGGCGGGCGGCGTGGTGAAACTGACGATGCCGCCATCGCCCACAGTCCAGCCATTGGTGATGCCCACGCCATTCACGCTGACCAGCACCGTGCCCGCGCGGGGGCGGGTGATGCGCCGGACCTGTGGGTCCGCAATGCCATCGCCGTAATGCTTGACCAGCGCGAAGCTGGCGGCGGTGCCGTCGCCCACGCCGATCAACTGGTCGGTGGCGGTGGGGGCATCGACCATGCCATTGGAGCTGAAATCGCTGGGGTCGGTCAGGCGGAAGCCGCGCGCGGCGCCCCGGCGGGCGCGGAAGAAGGCGATCAGCACGCCCAGTTCCGCCTCGGAACGGAGGCCGGGGCCGAGGTCGAAGTGCAGGCGGGCGTTGCTCCACAGGCTATTGCGCCGCTCGAAACCCGAGGCGGTGGTGGCCACGCTGGTGGAGAATTCCTGCGTGATCTTCGCGTCCAGCCCCAGCGCCAGCGGATAGGGCACATCGTCGAAAGCGTTCATGTCACTGTCCTGGGCGGGAGGGAGGCGGGTGTAGCCATCGCGGCCAATCTGGGGCAGCGCCCAGACGAAGACCTCATGAGGCCGGCGGGCCAACGCCTCATCCACGCCGCCATCGATCAGCCGCCAGAGGTCTGGCTGGCCGGGGTTGAGCACAAAGCCTGCAAGATAATCCTGAGCCTCGGGAGGGTAGTCGAGCCGCTGGTTGATCGTGGCATAACCAGCCCGCCTCAGCGCCGATGCGCCTGCGGTGAGCCAGTCGTAATCCTCGACCTGAAGCCGGTCGAAGGCGGGCGAGGCCCAGCCGATGGGCAGATTGACGCGCCGCGCCTCGGGCATGGCGGGGTCGAGCACGGTGGGCGAGAAGATCAGCAGCAGCACCTCGCAAGGTGTGCTGCCTGCCTGCGTTTTGGCGGCGGCGGTGATGGCGGCGGTGGAAGCGGCCAGCAGCGCGCCCGCCTGATCGAGCAATGCCGTCTGCTCGGCATTCAGCGCCGCGCGCAGATTGGGGATCAGCGCCGGATTGCCGCCGAAGGCTGCCTTCGCCGCATCGTCATAGAGGCAGATGCGCCCATCGCTCATCACCCACCACCATGGCTCGCCGATCTGGAGGCGCAGGGGCACCTTCGCCGCCTGCATCAGCGCGACATAGATGCGCGCCATGGATTGCAGCCAGCCCATCGCCTCGGCGTTTGCCGGGGAAAGCAGGTTGGAGGGCGGGTCCCAGCCGGTCAGCCCGGCACTGCCATCGGCGGCGCGCTGGGCCCATGCGGACGGGCAATGCTGGGCCAGCACCTCATAGGAGAGCGAGGCGATGGGCGAGAGGCCAGCCTCTCCGCAAGCTGTGAAGAAGGCCGCATGCCACGCCCTCGCCGGGGCGCAGAGCAGATCGCCAGACCTGTCCACCAGACAGTCCGCGCCGACATAATGCAGGCGGAAATGGTGGCTCATGCCCACATAATGCAGCACGCTGCCGCGATAGCCCAACTGCCGCAGACCGCGGATCAGCCGCGCCGGGGTCTGGTTGCACTGGTCGTCATAGGCAGTGGCGACGGAAAGCCCATGCGGCGGCACAAAGACATTGCCGATGGGAAGCATCGCGCGGTCGCCATCGCAGCGGATTTGCGTCAGCTCGGCCCAGCCGTCCAGCGCCTGCGCGAAGGGCGTTGTGTCCCCCTGCACATAGCCCGGCGCCACCAGCGAGATGAACATGCGGTCGATGTCGGAGGGGTAGAGCGGATCGGCCCCATCGCTGCTCCAGCCGCCGAAGAGCTGGCTGAAGGGCAGGGTGATCTGTGCGTCTTCATGGGTGCCCTGTGCGAAATTCCACAGGCGGACGAACCAGCTATGCGGCTGGCCACTGGCATCGCGGCCCTCGATGGTCAGAGTGGGGCCGTTGACGGCATCGAGTGGCAGGATGCCTCCCGAACGCCAGCGGAAGCTCAGCGTGGTGCGGGCGTAATCGCGGTCCGTGGCATAGGCGAGCAGCGGGTGATCGAGCGTGTCCTCGCTGGCCCAGATCAGCCCGGCGAGATCGCCCTGCCGCAGGAAGGTGGCATCGATGCGCAGCGCATCGGGGGCAGGCGTGATGGCGCTGGCCATCATCGGGCGGGGAAAGTCGATGGTCCAGAAGCGTGGGTCGAAGCGCTGGAGCCAGTCGCTGTCCTGCCCCTGTCGTTTGCTGGCGAGCCAGAAGGCCATGGATTGTCTCCTCAGTTCTGCACCAGCACGCGGCCCAAGGCGCTGGCGATCTGGCGCGAGGATCGGGCGAGGGCCTGGGGCGCATCGGCCCCGGCGCTGCCATTCACGTTGATGGCGACATTCATGGTGCGATTGCCGCCATTGCCGGTGTTGGCGATGGAACCTGCGGCGGTGGGCACAAAGACCTCCGGCCCGCGCTCGCCCACCAGATAGGCCTGCCCGGGGGAGACGGGGCCACCAGTCGCTCGCCCCGGCAATCCGCTGACGGCGGAGAGCAGGCTGGTGATGCCGGAGGAACCGCTGCTGGTGCCCAGCACCCCCGTTGCCTGCGCGGCAATGGCGGCCAGAGCACTGATCCCGGCCTCGCGCAGATCGGAAAAGCCGCTGGTGCCTTTCTTCAGCGCGCTGGACAGGCTGGTGTCCAGCGTGCTGCCCGCCTGCGTAAAGCCGCCGACCAGCGAGGTGTCCACGCTGGAGCGCATCGCCGCCAGATCCTGAGCAAAGCCCTGCGTGACGGCGCGCACCTCGACCATCAGGCTTTGCGTGGGGGCGTCGGTTCTGGTGGAGGCGGTGTAACGCGATGTGGCCATGAGTCTTGCTCCATCAGGCGGTCGAAATCCGTGCAGGACAGGGGGGCGATGGCGGCGCGCGCCGGATCGGCGTCGGGCGCCAGCACGGCGGCGAGTTCAGCCGGGGTGGCGGACCAGAAGGTGTCCGGGCGCCACCCCAACAGGCGCGCCGTCAGCCCGGCGAGGCGGTTGGCGGCGGGGCCGAAAGCCTTTTCGCTCACCCCGCACCCTGAACGATCTGGTGCAGCAACACGCGCAAGGGTTGGGTGGCTTTGGCAAGCCCCGCTTCCAGCACCGCATCGCCGACCATCTCGCGGGTCAAACCCTCACGATGGGCGAGGCAGTGCCAGAACAACGCGGCGATCTCGGCGAGGCGCAATTGCCCCTCCGCCGCGCGCTCCACCAAGGCCAGCAAAGGCCCCAGTTCCTCCTCGGCGACGACCAGAGCGGTGAAGCTGGGGCGCAGCAGGCGCGCGGTGTTGGCGATGGCGATGCTGGCCTCACCGCCCCAGGGGTTGGCGGCGGGATTGCTCATCCGGCCACCACCGCGCCGGAGCTTTCGAGCTGCAGCGTATAGGCCCGCTCGCCATTGTAATCGCCGGAATAATCCAGCTTCTGAACGAGGAACTGGCCAGTCAGGCTCTGCCCATCCTCGAAGCTGAGGCGGTAGGAGGCCAGCACGCCCGACAGCGCATTGGCGCGAATCTGCCCCTCCGCCGCCGAGCCCATAAAGACCCCCGCCGCGCTGACCGAAATCGAGCGCGCCCCGCCGCCCGAAAGCAGCTCGCGCCAGCCGCCGCTGTCTTTGCTGGTGACGGCCACGGCCTGCCCCGCCACCGACATCTGCGTGGTGCGCAGGCCCGCGACGGTCTGGTAGGTCGGCGTGGCCGCGCCGTCGGAAATCTTCAGCAGAAAGGCGGCGCCGGATTGAACAGTCATGAGGCTTCTCCGTTGATGGTGCGGAAGCTGAATTCGATCAGCACGGTGCGGGTGGCGGCATCGACCTGCTGGGTGCGGGCGCGCAGAAAGCGGGTCGTGGCAATGCGAAAGCCGGTCTGCCCGGCGGGAAGGGCGCGGATGCGGGCATCCACGGTGCTCACCAGAGCGGCGGCGGCATCAGGCACATCGCCCCGGCAGTGCAGTTCCAGAGCGATGCGGATTTCGTAGCCGGTCTCGGTCTTGGTGCTCCAGTCGGCGCTGGCGCTGGTGGCGATGGCGAGCCACGGCAAGGCGGTGCGGGCGGGCGCCTCCTCGGTGATGGCGTTCAATTGCGCCGACAGGTCGGGATCAGCCGCCAGCCAGGCGATCAGCGCGGCGCGCAGGGGCAGGTCCATGGTCTATCCTTTCGCGGTGCCGAAGCCGGGCCAGAGGGTGGCGGCATCGCGCCAGTTGGCCGGATCATCGGCGGCAGCGACCGCCTGCTGATCCTGAGCGATCTGCCCGGCCAGAGCGGCCAGTTGCGCGGTCAACTCATCCCAGGAAGGGCTGGGCGTGGCGGCGATCATGCCAGCCGCGTCCGGCGATACGGCCGCCACAGCGCCGTCACCGATGCGGGCGGCAAAGCATCGGCTCCAGCGCTTTCGCGCATGCGATACTGATGCGCGGCAAGGCGGATGATGCCGTGATGCATCGGCTGGGGCAGATGGTCCCAATCCGCCGCCAGCCCGGCCTCGAAGGTGACCACAGCGCTGGAGCAGCCCGCAGGCGCCTCGATCCGCAGCTGGCAGGCGCCCGAGGCATCGATGCGGATCTCGAAATCCTCCAGCGCGATTGGCGTGCCATCGGCCTGCACCCCCGCCACAGACGTGACCGAACGCACCGGCGTGCTGGCCAGCCGGTGCCAGCGCGGATGGGCGAAGGGCCATGGTTCACCGGGGCGCTGGCCATAAAGCGTCAGCCCCTCCTCCACCGTGCAGAGCAGCGGCAGCACATTTGTAAAATCGGCGCAGACCTCCAGCGCCATGGCCAGCAGAGCGGCAAGGCTGTCATCATCCTGCGTGGTGGAGATGCCCAGCCACTGCTTCAACTCGGCCAGCGCCGCAGGCGGCAGCACCGCAGGCGTGACAATCGTCCGCATCATGGGCGGCCTCCGTAAATGGACAGGAAAAGGGCGCCCGTGCCAACCGCGCGGTGGGCGGCACGGGCGCGAGGGTTAGGCCGGGCAGGAGAGGAACCCGGCCCCAGGGGACCAAAACGCGGACTTTACGAAGCCGCGATCTTCACCAGCTTGATCGCCTCGCTGTCCAGCACCTGGCCGCCGATGCGGCGCGTGGCGTAGAAGTTGACGAAGGGCTTGTTGCTGTAGGGATCGCGCAGCAGGCGGGTGCCGAAGCGCTCGGTGATG